AAACTGAAAGGTGTGCGAATCGTTTCCTCTCTGATTCGGTCATACTCGTTAAATATTCCTTTGCACTATCTGTTATCTGTAGCATTCCTACTCCTAAGTCTTTGATTTATTTAGGTTTTCAGACACAAAAAATAAATGAAAAAAACACTTGACATTGTTGTGAGAACATAGTATAGTATATGTATAGTCAAGAGAAAGAGAGAATCATATGATACAGAAAGAGTTTACTTCTAGTCAGTTATTCACGCTTCGAGAAATTGTTGAAGAACAAGTAGAGTGGATGTTTAGTGATGCAGAAGAAATCGGTTCTTCTGATATGAGTATTTGTGCTCGTGAGATTTTAGATACTGCGATTGCAGAAGGTCTTGAACATACTGATAGTTCATTTCAACTCGCAACTATTCGTGGTATGATTAGTGAAGAACTTTTACATTTAGAACAGAGAGGTTAATTAAATGGCATATATTTCAGCAGAGGATGTAAAACATATCCGAAACGAACTCAAGAAAGAGTTACCCCAATATAAATTTTCTGTGGTGCGTGACCACCATTCAAGTGTTTCTATTTCGTTAATGAAAGGCCCTGCCTTCAATGACTATGAATACTTTGATAGGTATAACAACACAATAACAACTGCTAATCTAAGTGACGGTGAACATCACCAGATTAATCAGTTTCACCTTGAAGATTTCTACGGAAAAGAAAATGCAGATATCTTGAGTAAGATTGATACGATTTCACGAACTGCTCCTGCTAAGAATGGTGGAAAAGTTTGGTACAATGATTCAGATATCATGACCGACTACTTTGACATCGCTTACTATGTACACATTAGTGTTGGTAAGTGGAACAAACCATATGAGGTTGTGTAATGATTCCAACTTATACTATCGCAGATACTTTGGTTAACTTTCTAGTTTATGTAGAAGAATTCTATGATGAAAAGAATGGTATCTACCCTATCAAGGGTTTAACCTATGATATGATTTTCACTGCAACTCTAAAGTATGTTTCTTCACAAACAAAAGATTATACTTGGGGTGGGGGTGATTCGGTAGACCGTGAACGAGTGCGAGATATTATCCTCGCTGATAATGGATTAACCCTTTGATTTTAAAGGGTTTCCAAATAATGCTTGACATTACTATTATTATTTGATATAGTATATATGTAATCAGAGAGAAAGAGTTAAATATGTATCAAGGTTATCAAGAAAAATTGTTTTCAAATACTTGGGGAATGAACCAAGGTTTTTCACATCTTAATAATAACTTAAATGATTTACTACCTTTAGCTGGTAGATGCGAGTTTCCTAATTCAAAAAACAAAGCATTAGATAAATTCAGAAGGGCGCAAAACGCAGCCTATGACCTTTTCAATAATGGTCTTGGTAATCAAAGGGCTCTTTTCAAAAATATCTTCGGTTGGGCTCCTACTCAGAGTAGCGTTCATCATGCTAGTAACATTACTTGGGATGATTGGGAAAATGCTGTTGAAGAAGTTTTGACACCTATTATGCAAGAAGCAGCAATAGAACAAGGAGTTACAAATGACCAGTGTTAAAGAATGGACTAGTGAATTTATCGGATACATTTTTATTGCTGTATTCGCATTTGGTTGGATAGACATTTTATGGATATTCGGTGTTGAAAATTCCAAGGAATATACTTGGTGGTATTTAATCCAACAAATGGGAATTTACTTTGGTGGATAAATAAGAATAGGCTAACACCCAACCGTAACGGTGCCTACCTATCGCTGAATAAGATTCGGATTAGACAAGGGTGATACAACAAAGGAGACAATCTTCGGATTGGGAAAGAGGGAACTTCGGTTCTCTCTTTTTTTATTTACGCACTAAATAAGTTTATGGAAAACTTTCAAGGTCAAGATGGGTTTGTATGGTTCACTGGTGTTGTTGAGGATAGAAATGACCCAACAAAACTAGGCCGTGTTCGTGTTCGTTGCGTAGGTTATCATACAGACGATAAAGTAAAAATACCCACTGAGGATTTACCTTGGGCGTGGGTACTACAAACAGTTCACACACCATCAATGAATGGTATGGGTCATACGCCTGGGTTCTTAGTTGAAGGAACTTGGGTTATGGGTTTCTTTCGTGACCCAGATACATTGCAAGAACCAATTATTATGGGTTCACTGCCTGGCGTTCCAGACCAATTAGGTGACCCCAATAAGGGTTTTCATGACCCAAATCGTAGAGAAACTAATCCAGACCTAGATGGATATAATACTTCTGTCTATCCAAGAACCACTGGAGAACCAGACACTAATAGACTTGCAAGAAACTTTGAAGTACAAGATACAATTGTAGGTGACAAGAAAGCAAAAGTTGTTGAAGGTATTCGTAGTGCAGATGGAACTACATATGATGAACCTACCACAACATATAATGCAGTATACCCAAAGAACCATGTTTTTGAATCTGAGTCTGGACATATTGTAGAATATGACGATAGTTCTGGTGTTGAAAGAGTTGCACAACATACAATGCCTGGCACATTCTATGAAGTTGACGCAGCTGGTAATCGTGTAGACAAAGTTGTATCAAATGATTATCATCTAGTTAGTGGAAATAATCACGAGCACGTTCAAGGTGATATGCATCTTACTGTTGAAGGCACTCTGAATATTAAATGTAAAGCATTTAATATAGAAGTTACGGATGATTATACTGAAGATGTTGGTGGAAGCAAAACAATTAAAATTGAAGGTGCAAGAACTACTGATATTAATGGTGCAGTATTTAATGTTTACAATGATGCGTTTGATGAAAGTATACACGGTAACATAGATTTACGATACGGTGCAGAGGATAATACGTTCTCAGAACATATCAAATCTGATATTACAAGAAACTATAGTGCAAAGGTACAAGAGTTTCTAAAAGAAACATACGAACAAAACATAACAGAGTCTTCTACTATTCGTATTGGTACAACTCTTGATATGGATATCACTGGTGATGTAACTTTAGATGGTTCTACTGTAAAAATCAATCAACCAAGTGGAACGCAAAACGCAGCTCGTAAAGGTGATGCAGCCGATTCTGGTGAGGGCGCCCACGGTGATGGTAGTGATGTAATCGAAGCTGGTTCTGGAACTGTTCTTATTGGTGATAGTGGTTCTTCAACTGAACCTACAGAAGTTACGGAAACAGATTTAACAGAAATACAACTACCAGAGATATTAACTTCAGAACCAAAGTCTTCTACAGTAGGTGGTGCTGGAGATGATGACCCACAAGGTGAAGATGATGATACTGGCGCAACAAGAAGTCTTTCTCCCCCAGCAGGAAGAAGTGGTGGTGCAGTATCCGCTGGTGGTTCTGGTGCAGAAAGTGGTGCAATACCAGAAAATGCAATAACAGAGCCAGGCGATTGTACAAGAGCAGATTTAGGTTCTCAATCAGAAAGATTTGAATCAAATGGAAATCCAGGCGCTATCAATACAAAATCTGCATCAAAAGATAGAGGTGGTTGGTCATATGGTTCTTATCAGATTGCGACAAAGGTTGGAACATTTAAGAGTTGGATGTCATTCCTAGCAAAAGAAGAAAACGGATATTCAGATTTCTATAACAGTCTAAACAATGTTGGGGGTAATGCGGCCGCAACAAGAGGTGACACTTCGTTTAGAAATAAATGGAAAGAACTAGCCGCAAATGATACAACTGCAACAAGGTTTAAACAAGCACAACACGACTTTATACAAAGAACACATCATGACCCAGCTGTTCGTACTATAACAAAAGATACTGGAATTAATGTTTGTGATGGTACACATAGTAATGGATTGCAAGATACAGTCTGGAGTACAGCAGTACAGTTTGGGCCAGGCGGTGCTAGAAAGATATTCAGAGAAGCACATACAAGTCTGAAACAAAAAAACGCAAGGAAAGACCCACCAGTAACAGTAATTACAGATGCAGACCTAATTAATGAAATACACGATATTAAACTTGCAACTATATCTACAAGATTTAAAAGTAGTCCAAGCCTTCATTCAGGCATTAGAAATAGATTTAATGAAGAAAGAGGTGTTGCACTTGCAAATGCATCTACTGGAAGTACAACAACTTCTAGTACGATTGTCTAAATAACTAAAGAGGTATATCATGGAAATCATATGGACATTATTATTAACGGCGTGTTTTTCTGATACAAATTGTTTATATCAGAATGTACAGTTTTTTAAAAACAAACAAGAATGTGTTGTTCTGAAAACAGAACTAGAAGTTATGAGAGATGGTAATTGGAAAACAATAGATTATCAATGTAGACCTTTAGGGAGTCAAGACGTATAATGGCAATACAACCAGCATATAGAGATGCAGAGAGAACAAATGATTCGCCTCGTTCTGCACGAATCTATAAAGATTTAAATCTCAATTTTAGTAGGCATCCAGTTACTAAAAAACTCAATGTATTGACAGATGCAGCTGCAGTTAAAAGAAGTGTGCGTAATTTAGTTCAGATTGGTCAATATGAAAAACCTTTTCATCCAGAGATTGCATCTGGTGTTCGTGATATGTTATTTGAGAATATGACTCCATTTACTGCACAAGCATTACAAAGACATATAACAGATGTAATAACAAACTTTGAACCTAGAGCATTACTTACTTCAGTTGAAGTTATTCCAAGGTTTGATGAAAATCAATATGAATGTGCTGTTGAGTTTTATATACAGAACGCACCCACAGAACTTATTGATTTATCATTTACATTAGAGAGATTACGATAATGGCAACCACAGAAAAAAGATTAGACGTAACAGATTTAGACTTTGATGATATCAAAGGTAATCTAAAAACATTTATGAGAAATCAATCCGAATTTACTGATTATGATTTTGAAGGTTCTGGTATGAGTGCATTGTTAGATGTTCTTTCTTATAACACACATTACCTCGCCATGAATATGAATATGGTTGCAAATGAGGCTTTCCTTGATACTGCGTCTGTTCGTTCCTCTGTAGTTTCTCATGCAAAGACATTAGGTTATATTCCAAACTCTGCAAGAGCTCCTATCGCAAATGTTAATATAACATTGAATAATATAGGTGCATTAACTTCTGCAACTATTCCAGTAGGAACAATTTTTACCACAGTTATAGATGATATTAATTATCAATTTGTTACAGTTTCGGAACATAATGCACAAACAGTAAATGGTGTATTGACCTTTTCTAATATTTCAATTCATGAAGGAACATATGTAACAAATAGATATACAGTTGATACAGATAATGTTGACCAAAAATTTTATGTAAATGATGAGAATGGGGATACTTCTACTTTACTTGTTGATGTATTTAATACTGCATCATCAACTGTTTCAACAACATTCACACAAGCGTTAGATAATACTCAAGTAAAAGCAGACTCAAATGTTTATTATCTCCAAGAAAGTATTGATGGTAAGTTTGAGATTTACTTTGGTGACGGTATCACTGGTAAAGCATTATCAGATGGAAATATTGTTCGTCTAAGATATGTAGTAACAAACAAAACAAAAGCAAATGGTGCAACTTCTTTTAGTACATCTGCAACTATTACTGGTATAACAGATATTACAACTGCAACTGTTTCAGCAGCTTCTGGTGGTGCAGAGAAAGAAAGTATTCAATCTATTAAATTTAATGCACCTCTAGATTACGCAGCTCAAGGTCGTGCAGTTACAGTCAATGATTTTAAAGCAATTGTACCAAAGGTTTATGCAAATGCAAAATCAGTTCAAGTGTATGGTGGTGAAGATAATGACGTTCCAGTATTTGGAAGAGTTTATATTTCTATTGTACCAACAGCTGGTTCTATTACTGAGTCTGCAAAAAATCAAATTGTGAATGATTTAAAAAATACATATACTATTGCGTCTGTTACACCAGTAGTGGTTGACCCAGAGTATACTAAGTTAAGATTGAATGTAAACTTTGTATATAATTCTAAGAATACGATTAAGGCAAAAGAAACTTTGGAATCAAATGTTCTGACAACAATGACGAACTTTAATACAAACAACTTAACCAACTTTGATAGTGCATTTAGACATTCTGCGTTTACAAGATTAGTTGATGAAACTGATGATTCCATTACATCTAATATTACAACTGTTAATTTAAGTAAAGACTTTACTCCGACATTAGGTACTGCAACCAAATATACTATACCATTTAGTAATGCATTGTATAATCCACACTCTGGTCACAATTCTGATGAAGGTGGTATTCTACAATCAACTGGTTTCTTTATTTCTGGTAATTCAAATGAAATGTTTCTTAATGATAATGGTATGGGTAACGTAAGACTTTATTATGTTGTTGGTGGTACAACAAAAACATATGCAGACGAAACTGCTGGTACAATAGACTATAATACTGGAGAGATAGTTTTAACCTCTCTTAATATTACTTCAGTATCAAATATAGATGGTGCAACTTCAACAAAAATTAGAATGATTGTAAAACCAGAATCTAATGATATTATTGCAGTAAGAAATCAAGTATTAGAAATTGATTTAAATAACACTATAATTACTGCAAATGTAGATACGATTGCAACTGGTAGTGCAGCTGCTGGGGTTGGTGTCTCTACTGCAAGTTCATATACTGGTGCGAGTTCTTCTGCATCAACATCTTCAACAAGTTCAACGAGTTCTTCAAGTTCAAGTTCAAGTTCGTCAAGTAGTTCTAGTGGATACTAGTTATGGCCAATAATGATAATGTTTTAAATAACAAAGTCTCAAATCATATCCAACACCAACTGCCAGAGTTTATTCAGGCAGACCACCCAGTTTTTTCTCAATTTATAAAATTCTATTATCAGTTTTTAGAAAGTGCAGAAATTACTTTTAGTGAAGTTAATAATTATATTAGAGAGGAAACACAATCAGTAAATTTTGTATTAGATGAAAATAATGACCAGATTGTTTTGGAGGACTCTAATGTTAAGTTTGAAGTTGGTGAAGTTATTACTGGTCAAACATCTGGTGCAACTGCAAAAGTTTTAGTTGATGATGTTGATGATAATAAAAGATTATTTGTAACATCACAAACTCGTTTTATTATTGGTGAAATTGTTAGTGGTGCAACCTCTAACTCATCTGGTACACTTGAAACTTATAGACCCAATCCAGTTTCTAGTATACAACAACTTCTTAATTATTCAAATGTTGATGCAACTTTATACACATTCTTAGATAGATTTAGAGATTCCTTTCTTGAAGGTATTATTGATAATGTTGATGCTGGAGTTGATAAAAGAAAACTAGTAAAAAATATTCGTGACCTTTACCTTGCAAAAGGTACAAAGAAAGGACACGAATTATTCTTTAGACTTCTTCTAAATGAAGAACCTAGAATAACCTATCCAACAGAGAATATGCTTCGTGTTTCTGATGGTAAGTGGACAACTAGAAAGATAATGAGAATAAATCTTGTCACTGGTATTGTTTCTGAACTCATTGGACAAACAATTACTGGAAGAACTAGTGGTGCAACTGGAATTGTAGTATCAACAGTTTCATTTAGAGAAGCTGAAACAAACATTGTTGAACTGGAACTTGATGAAGAAACTTTTTCTGGAACATTCCAACAAGGAGAGATAGTAAAAGGTACATCTACAGTTACAGACCAAGATGTTTCATTTACACCATATTCAATTGTTAAAGGAAGCACTACAACAAATAGTGGTTCGTATTATACTGCTGATGAAAGTATTAACTTATCTTCTGGTGGTAGTAATACTGCAATCGGAAAAGTTCAGACTGTTAGTAGAGGTGTGGTTGATGAAATTATTATTGATGACGCTGGACAAAACTATGCAGTAGGTGATACATTAGTTTTAGATAATTCAAACACAGATGGTGTATCTGCAGCTGCCGCTGTTGCAGTTGTTGGTGGTGGTATTGCACCAGAGAGTGGTAGTTTATCTGAATATGGAATGACTGCGACAGACCATATCACACTTGAAGAAACAAGTCAACCCTTTTATCAAGATACTTATGAGGGTGTAAAGATTGTTATGGAAACAGGCACATTTGCAAACCTTAGTGTTGCATCTGAGGCTGGTGAGATTACAGATGTAAGGATGGTTTCAAGAGGTGCTGGTTATTCAAAACTTCCAGTGGTAACTGGTATTACAACTGCAAATGGTAGTGGTGCAAAGTTACTTGCAGCTTCTAACTCTGGTGTTGGTGGTGTAGATTCATTTGAGTTTACTAACTTTGGATTTAACTATAATTCTGCACCTACAATTATTCCTTTTCGTCATGCAATTTTAAAAGATATCACTGGTACATTTGCTGCTGGTAATTCGTTAACATCTCACTCTGGAACTATTACTGCATTTGATACTGCAAGACAATTAATATCAATTAACACAACAGCAAATCTTGCAGCTGGAAATACAATTGCAGTTGGTAGTACTTCTGGTACTATTGCAAATATCTCTATTGCGTCTGCTACTGCATCTGTAGGAACAGTTGCAGACACCTCTGGTGAATTCTTTGGTGCAGATGGTCGTATTTCTGAAGATGTTATGAGAGTTCAAGATAGTAATTTCTATCAAGATTATTCATATGTTGTTAAGGTGGGTCAGTCTATCAATGAATGGAGAGATGCAATTAAATCAACTGTTCACCCTGCTGGTTGGAATGTATTTGGTGAAGTTGAAATTGTTGGTCGTGCTGTAACTGGTGTAGTTGCACAGACAGTAGACTCATTTACTCCAGAACTTGCATCTCTATTCAGAACAATATTTACCAGTGTATTTGGTAGAAGGTTAGGAACAGTAGATGATGGAACTACTTTAAGAGCATCTCCAGCTGGAGATGTTGATAGTCATACAGATTTAACTAGTACAACTAGAGATACAACTCTTTCTAGAATACACAATGTTATTATTGGTGTTGCAAGAAGTCCAAGAGCGATGGGGCCGACACTTGACCTATTACCAAAATATGCATTTGCAATAGGCCCAAATACTACAGAGAATACACCACACTATCCAGGCATCAGAAGAATTACAAATTTAGATGGTATCAATGATGAATCATTTACAATAGAACAGTTTGGTAATGTTCGCATAGATGAAGTTTCTATAAGAAATGCAGATGGTGGATTTTCTCAAAGTGGACTTAAATTTGATAACACAAATCTTTCATTTGATAATGGTGAGGATTACTTTATACCAGAAGCTGCATTTCAAACAAAAATTAATGTACCACCGCCTGGCCAGATAATAGTTTCTGGTAGTGGAAGAATTAATGCATTTGACAATACATTTATAACATTTGATAGTGGAACTGAAAGGTTTGACGAAACTACTGTCACTACATTGATGAGTGATACTACTAAGAAGTTTGACAGTAGTACTATTAAGTTTGACGGTTCTGGTGGTGATATAACCCCAAGAGATACTGCTGGAGTATACTTCACTGATTTTGCTGAATCTGGAATCACTTTTGACAGTAGTATAAATAAGTTTGATGAAGGTACAAGAGCTAGTGGTTCTTCAATACCAAGATTTGATGATAGTATAAACAGATTTGATAGAAATAATTTAAAATTTGATAACGCTCAAGATATTTGGGTTTGGTCAATTGGTACTGTTAAATTTGATTCAACCAATAAAACTTTTGACTTGGGTTAACAACCTATATAAATAAATATAAGATTCTAATTAGGAGAAAAATAAATGGCATATCAAGCACTTGGTCTTGGTTCTTCAGCGAATGACGGTACTGGTGATGACCTCAGAACTGGTGGAGACAAGATTAATGACAACTTTGTAGAAATCTATACCAAACTTGGTACTGGAACTGCATTAACTAGTGGTATCAGCGCAGATGCTACTCATGTTACTTTAACATCACCAAAAATAAACCAAATCGAATTTGAAGGTTCAACTGCTGACGCACACGAAACTACTCTTGCAGTTACAGACCCAACAGCTGACAGAACAATTACTTTGCCTAATGCAACTGGTACTGTATTGTTAGATACTCAAATTAAACTTGCAGACGCTGCTTTCATTGCAGACTCTAATGGAAATGAACAACTCATCTTCCAAGAATCTGCAAATGCAGTAAACGAAATTGAGATTGCAAACGCACCTACTGGTGGTTCAGCTTCATCTGGTGCTCCAACTGCTCCGATTATCGGTTCATCTGGTGAAACTAATGTAGACCTTGCATTACTTCCAAAAGGTACTGGTAATGTAACTATTCGTTCAACTGGTGGTGCGGCAACAAATGTAGGTGCAATTAGATTAAACTGTGAGCAAAATACTCACGGTCAAACTTTAATGGCACAACCTCACTCTGCATCTGATAGTGGTTGGTTTCAGTTACCTCTAGATGGTGGTTCTGCAAGAGCAACTCCAAACGTATTGTTGAGTGGTGCAAAAACTATTGTCGCTACTGAAACTGCGAATGGTGCTGGTTCTGCTGTTGCATTGTCACTCAATACAGCACATAGTGCAATTGTAACAACTGGTGCTCAAGCATTTACACTTGCAAATGGTGTTAACGGACAGATTAAAACTATCTCAATGGTAACAGACGGTGGTAACGCAACTCTTACTCCAGCAACTTTAGCTGGTGGTTCAACAATTGTATTCAATGATGTAGGTGATGGTGTAGTATTGATGTACAATACAACTGGTGGATGGGCAGTTCTTTCTAATAATGGAACTACTGTATCTTAATAATTAAGTAGGGAGTGGTCAATGGCTATTGATACATTAAGAAGATTTAATTCAACTACGGCTACTACAATGCCTAAAGGTGCAACTGGTGATAGAGAAGGTTCTCCAGTTGCTGGTGACCAAAGATATAATACTACTTTAAATCTTATGGAGTATTATAACGGTAGTGCGTGGAAAGTTGTTGACACTCCTCCAACGGTAAGTTCTGTTTCACCGTCAAATTTTGATGCAGTTAATGATGTTATTACGGTAACTGGAACTGGTTTTGCAACTGGAGCGGCTGTAACTTGTGTAGGAACTAACGGTGCTTTATTTTCATGCACTACAACTTATGTAAGTGCAACATCTGTAACATTTGTTCCATCTAGTACATTGGTTGCTAATGCTGGTGCAAATGACAAGTATAGTGTTAGAGTCACTACTGCTACTGGACTTGTATCTGCTGATTTATCACAAGCTTTAGATTTCGCTCCAGCTCCTACTTTTACGACTGCAGCTGGTTCTATAGGAATTATTCACGATATAGATAGAGGAGTTGCAGAATTTACTGTCGCAGCTACTAGTGCAGATACAAACGATACTTTGGCGTATACTGTTACCGCTGGTTCTCTTCCAACTAATATGTCAATGAGTACTGCTGGTGTAATTACTGGAACACCCCCACAAGAATCAGCAGGGGCTTCAACTACATCTACTTTTACTGTTACTTGTACTGCAACTGGTGAGACAACAACAAAAACAAATACAAGACAATTCACAATAACTGTTAAAGGTCTAATTGAAGAGGTCTTTAATTATTCTGCAAATGCTATGCAAAGTTGGACACCTCCTGCCGACTTAACACAAGCAACCTTCGAGATGTGGGGTGCTGGTGGTGCTGCCTATACAAACGCTGGTGGTGGAACTGGTACTGGTGGTGCTGGTGGTTATGTAAAATCTACAATCAATATATTGGAAGCAGAAAGAGGACAAGCATGGAAACTTATTGTTCCTGGCGGTGGTGGTCTTTGGGATGCTGGTTACGGTGGCGGTGGTGGTGCTGCCAACGGCGGTGGCGGTGGTGGAGGAGCTACATTCGTACTCTCCCCAACCATCAATTTAAGTGCCGAGCCATTTACTGCTGCTACTGTTGGTGGTGTTGGTAATTGGGTGCCAACATCTGAATTTATTGGAAAAACAATGGCAACTCATGTCGTATTGATTGCTGGTGGCGGTGGTGGTTCATATTGGTATGTTCATACTAATAAACACGCTGGTATGGGTGGTGGACTAACTGGTGGTGCTGGTGAAACTGGTAGCGCTGGTGGTACTCAATCTGCTGGTGGTGCAGCTTCAGGCACTAATACCACCGCTGGTTCAAAATTTAGAGGTGGATTTCTGAATGGTGTTGCTGGTTCTGGTGGTTCTGGTGGTGCTGGTGGTGGTTACTACGGTGGTGGTGTAGGACACACTGCCAGTGCTAACGAATCTGGTGGTGGTGGTTCTAGTTTCATTGGATTTGCAGATGGGTCTACCTCTACAGCACTAAGTGCAAATGGTAGTTATGGTACTTACACAGATTCAACAACAAGAACAAATGGAACAAGAACATACAAAAACTCTGAGGCAAGAAGAACTGCTGAAACTGGTAGAGTTCCATATGGAACAGGCGGAACTTATTATAATGCAACACCACGCAGTTCTACTGGTAATATTGACATTGGTCATGGTGCCCTTCAAAATGGTTCAGACCACGGTGGGCTCGGTATGATTAGTATCAGATATTAATACTAAATAAGATTATAGGAAAAAACAAATGGCAGCGATAATTACAGAAAAATTTAGACAGTCAAATGCAGATGCGTTTTTCTCTGACGTAGCATCTAGTAAATACTATATGTTCGTTGGTAAACCATCTCCTTGGACTTCAGAAGGTGCAGCTACGGATAGTAATCCCCCAACTCCAGTAGATAGTGTTGCAGACGAATCATATTATTGGGATGATATGTTGGCTGCAAAACTTATATCTTCAAAATCATATGTAATACCTCGTAGGGATTATGCAACAACTAGTGCATTTGATATGTACAGACATGATGTTGGTGGTACAAGTACTGGTAATTATAGTAACACAAAAACTACAACTTCTAGTGGTGCAACGAGTGTGTTTGATTCCACATATTATTTCAAAACTACTGAAAATAAAGTATACAAAGTACTTTATAATGGTGACCAACTCCAAACTGGTGCAAGTAATATATCTGGAACTGAACCAACTTCAGTTAACGCAGCTCCATTCTGGCAAGATAATAATTATTACATCAAGTATATGTATTCTATGACAACTTCAGAAATACAAAACTTCTTGACAACTGACTTTATGCCTGTTAAAGTAAACGCAAACGCTGATGCAAATAGAGGTGTATATGTATTCATGGTAACATCTGGTGGTTCTTCATATCCAAATGGAACTTATTATACAAAAATAAGAGGTGATGGTACTGGAGGTATCGCAAAGATTGTAGTATCTGGTGGTGCAATTTCAGAATTTGGTAATAATGCATTATCTTCAACCTCATATATGCAAGCAAATGGAACTGGATATTCGTTTGCATCTTTTGACCTTTCTGGTACAAACATCTACACAAACACAGCTGCTACTTCTGCAATTGCTGGTGGAACATTATCAGATTGGAATAGCGCAACAGCTGGTACAATTAAAACAATTATAGACCCACCTAGTGGTCACGGTACTGATGATATTGCAGAACTTGGTGGACATTATGTAATGTTACAATCAAAATTAGAACCAGCAGATTCAGATGTTGTTCAAGTAAATGACTTCAGAAGAGTTGGTATTGTCAAAAACCCAAAAGATTCTGCAACAAATAATGTTGCTGCCCTTGCAACTGCAAGAACTACAAATGCAATACTAATGGCTGCTGGTGGTTCTGGAACATATCAAATTGATGAGAAGATTACACAAGCAACCACTGGTGCAGTTGGTACTGTAGTAGAGTGGGATGCAACAAACAGAATACTTTATTATGTTCAAGAAAAATATACAAACTATGGATTAGATGCAAGTCAAAACCTTACTGCATTTTCTGGTGCAAACGCTGTATCTGGTGCAAATTCTAGTGCCGCTCATACCCCAGCATCTTCAACATCTGGAACTACTAATGGTGTTGTCTTTGCTAGTGGTTATGCAGTTCCAGAACTTTCAAGGGATACTGGTGAGATAATCTATGTTGAAAATAGAAGAGCAATCTCAAGAGCCTCAGACCAAACAGAGGATATTAAAGTCGTAGTGGAATTTTAAACAATGCAAAAAACCGATTTAAACGTAGCACCATATTATGATGATTTTGACCCAGCAGATAAGTTTCATAGAGTACTCTTTCGTCCTGGCTTTGCCGTTCAAGCGAGAGAATTAACTACTTTACAATCTATTCTTCAAAATCAAGTTGAAAAACACGGAAGACACTTTTTTAAAGAGGGGTCTATGGTCATTCCAGGCCAGATATCATTTGATAATAAGTATTATGGTATAAGATTACAGACCAACTATAGTGGAAATGCAATATCTGGATATCTTGCAGACTACGTTGACGGTATTATAACTGGTGGTACTTCTGGTATCACTGCAAGAGTTGTAGGATATGCAGATGCAACAACAACTGATGCACCAACTCTTTATATAAAGTATATTGGTAGTGCAACAAATACTGCAAGTGCATCTGGTTCTGTTGGTGCATCAACTGCTGGTGTTACAAATAGATTTGTAAATGGTGAAAGTATATCAGTAGATAAAGCAATATCTAGTGGTTCAATCGCAGCTGGTAATTTATCTTCAACATTACAAACCTCTGATGCAACTGGAGCTAGTTCTGCTGCTTCCATAGAAGAGGGTGTATATTTTATTCGTGGTCAATTTGTTAAAGTTGACGCACAGAGAATTATTTTAGACAAATATGGAAATACTCCATCATATCGTATTGGTCTTACCGTATCAGAATCTTTAATTACTCCAGAAGGAGATACTACACTTTTAGATAATGCAGCTGGTTCTACAAATGTAAATGCAAAAGGCGCTCACAGATTAAAATTTAACCTTACTCTTGCAAAACTACCATTGGGTTCTGCTGATGATGAAGAATTTGTTGAACTTATGAGAGTTAAAAATGGTTCTATTCAAAAGATTGTAGACAGAACCGATTATAATATTTTCCAAGAAAATATTGCAAGAAGAACATTTGATGAATCTGGAAACTATACAGTAAGACCTTATGGACTTGAGATTAAAGAAACATTAGATGATGGTTCTAACAATGGTGTGTATGCATCTAATCAAACTACTGATGCTGGTAATACTGCCGCTGAAGCTTCATTGACAGTTCAAGTATCGCCTGGAAAAGCCTATGTTCGTGGATACGAGATTGAACAAGTCGTTCCTTCATTTGTTGATTTACCTAAACCTAGAACAGCAGATAACTTTGACTCTGCAATTACAAATGTAGAAGTTGGAAACTTTACAAGAGTAACAAACGTAAAAGGTACTCCAGACCTTTCACCTTTCATTTCTGGTGATGTCGCAGAACCATATCGTGAAATTCAATTACACTCTGTACAGAAAACAAATTACTCTACAGCTGCAAACGCACAAATTGGAGTTGCAAGAGCGAGAGGATTTGAACACTCTTCTGGTAACTCTTCAAACGACACATTAGCAAACGCAGCTGATAACGATTCAGAATTTAACTTATATCTTTTTGATATTCGTATGTTCACACAAATTCAACTTAGTGCAAACTTTGGTGGAAGTCCAAATGGAGTAGCACAAGGTACACAAATAACTGGACAAACATCTGGTGCAACTGGATTTGTTCATAGTGCTGTTAATAACTTAGTTCAATTGATTACGGTATCTGGTAATTTTAATGTAGGTGAGAAACTTATTTCAACGTCACAAACTGTTTCTAATAATGCAAATCAACTTATAGAAGATGCAAGTAATAATGAACTTACGGTTGCAGCTATCACATCAAGAAACTTTGATGATGCAAAATCTGTATTTATGAACTCACCAAATACTGGCCAAGATTTTACTGCAAATATGGTACTAAGTTCTACTCTTACCCTTGGTGGTAATGTTTCTATGAATGGTTCTAATGCAAACGTAACTGGTTTCAATACCACATTTACAACTGACTTAAAAGTGGGTGACTTTGTAACGGTGCCTGGTGCTGGTTCTGGTGGTGCAGATTTAACTGCAAGAGTTAATACTATAACTAGTAACACTGCAATTGTTCTCGCAAGTAACTCTGCAACTGCTGTTACATCTGTTCAAGCGATTAGATTGAGAAATCAACTTCGTGACCAAGAGAAAAACCTTCTTCTTAGAAAACTAAGAAAAGATACTATTAAAACATTAAAGACTGATACAAATGCTGGTGTATCACAAACAGTTCAAACATTCAGACAAACATTTGTTGTTACAACAACTGCTGCTGGTGAGATTAACTTAACTGCTGGTTCTAATGAAACATTCTCTGCAAAATCAAACACAGATTGTGTAGTCACAGTTATTTCTGCTGGTTCTGCAATTGGTGGTAGTTCAAATACTGCGGCCGCTGGTGATATTATTAACCTTGATGCAAGTACAACTCCTGCTCAAACATATGTGGTAAATAGTAATCAGTTAACAATTACAAACCCAGAGATTTTGGGTAACGGTGCAAAGGTTAAAGTTATCGCAACATTAACAAGAACTGTTGCCTCTGAAAAAACAAAAACAAAACAAGCTGCACATCTAGTTCTAGTTGATGCTGACTCAAGTGCAGGGCCTGCTTATGGTACTGCATCTCAACATAAAGATATTTCACTTGGTCGTGCAGATGTATATAAACTTTATGCAGTATTAGATTCAGAAGATACAAGTGCAACACCTTTACTTCCTCAGTATACAGTTACAAGTGTATCTGGTACTTTCCAAAGAGGTGAAACAATTCAAGGTGCATCAAGTGGTGCAAATGCAATTATTATTAATACTACCAATCCAATTACATATATTACTACAAACGGTAAAGACCTTATTGCAAATGAAACCATAACTGGTGTTACGTCAACTGCAACTGCAACATTAGGAACATTTACTGCTGGTTCAAAAGATATTACCAGTAGATTTACACTTGATACTGGACAAAGAGATAACTTCTATGACATTTCAAGACTAGTAAGAAAAGGTGGTAAACCAACTCCAGTAGGAAAACTTTTAATTGTATGTGATTACTTCGCACACGGTACTGGTGATTTCTTCTCAGTAGATTCTTATAGTGCAATTGATTATAAAGAGATACCAACTTATACTGCAACAAGAGTAGACCCAGAAGTTAAAGCTCCATCTGGTTTATTTGACCTAAGAGATACAGTTGACTTTAGACCAAGAGTTAAAGATGCAACTATAGATACGACAACAACTAGTCAAAGTCAGACACTTCATAAGGTTACCTCAAAATCATTTGATTTTAGTTCAAGGTCTTTTGCTGGAACTGGTGCATCTGCAATATTAATTCCAAAAGATAATTCTCAATTCCAATATGATTTTGATTTTTATCTTGGAAGAGTTGATATGTTATTCTTGACAGAATATGGTATGTTTAAAATTGTTGAAGGTGAACCAGCCGAAACTCCTTTTCCATCTAAGAAAATTGAAAAGGCAATGTTACTTGCAACTATTAACCTTCCACCATATGTTTTAGATATAGATGATGTATCTTTTGAAAAGACAGATAATCGTAGATTTACTATGAGAGATATTGGTTCAATCGAAAGAAGATTGAATCAAGTAGAATATTATACTGCACTAAGTCTATTAGAAAAAGATGCACAGTCATTCCAAGTACAAGATGAGAATGGTCTTGATAGATTTAAATCTGGTTTTGTTGTAGATAATTACTCTGGTCACTCTGTTGGTGATGTTCAAAATTCTGACTATAGAAACGCAATAGACTACGAGAATAATGAACTTCGTCCTAAGTTTACTATGAAAGGTATTTCTCTCGTTGAAGAAAATACTACTGATACACAAAGAACAGCTGATAATTATCAAAAAACTGGTGACATAATTACATTACCATACACAAATGTTGTATCTGTTCAACAACCATATGCTACAAGAGTTGAAAATCTAAATCCAGTTTTATCTTTCTCATGGACAGGCATTTGTACTCTTGACCCAACTGGTGATGAGTGGTTTGAGGTTAATAGACTACCAAACTTGATTATCAATAGAGATGGTAACTTTGACCAATTAGTTGCACAAGTTGGAAACGCAATGGGAACTATTTGGAACTCATGGCAAACACAATGGACAGGCACTTCGCAGTCAGAACAAGTTACTAATACAGGCGCTACCTTTATAGAAGGTAATTCACAATTTAGAAATGTAACTACTAGAGTTACCACTACAACTACTCGTAGACAGAGAAGGGGTGGTGTAAACACAAGAGTTGTTGCACAGATTGATAGAGAATCATTGGGAGATAGATTACGTTCTACTGCATTGATACCTTTTATGAGAAGTAAAAATGTTAACTTTGTAGTTGATGGTTTAAAACCAAATTCAAGAGTTTATCCTTTCTTTGATAAAGTTGATGTAACAAAGTTTGTTACTCCTGCTACTGGTGGTGCTGGAACTGTGACTTCTACTGGTGGTGCGATATTCTCAGATGGTGGTGGAAGTTGTACTGGACTATTTACTATCCCAGACCCAAATGTTGCTGGTAATCCTAAATTCCAAACTGGTGAAAGATTGTTTAGATTAACATCTTCAAGTTCAAACGCAAGTAATCCAGAACCAGAAACATTCGCCCAAGCTCTTTTCTCCTCAACTGGTATTCTTAGAAATATTCAAGAAGAAATTCTTGCAACAAGAAACGGAAGAATTGAAGTTCAAAATGTTTCTGATACGAGAACAGTGTCAAGTGAAACTTCAACAAACAGAGTTGACAGAGAATTTCTTGGTACTTTTAATAATGAAGATGATGATGAAGAAAATGAAGGTGGAACACAAATTTCAAATAATCAAACTCAAGATAGTTGGTTTGATGCTATTGCAGCCCAAGAAGCTTCTTGGGGTTACACAGACCCACTTGCACAGACTATGTTGTCCAGTGAAACTGGTGGTGAGTTTGTAACTAAGATTGATACCTACTTTCAAAGAAAAGACCCAAATATTCCAGTTCTATGTCAAATTAGAGAAGTTGTTAATGGTTTCCCAACTAGAAAACAATTTCCATTTGCAAATAAATGGTTGCAACCATATATGAAAGGTACGGTTGCAATGAGTAGTGGTTCAACAACTGTTACTGGTACTAATACAGATTTTTTAACTGGTACACATAATTTAAATATTGGTGATACAATTACTATTGAAGGTGCTGGAAATCAAACTTCTGGTGTCACTCAAGATACTGGTAACTATGATGCAGCTGCTCTTGTTGCAAAGGTTACTGCAATTGCATCCGATACATCACTCACTGTTGATACTTCGTCTGCAAGAGCTATTACTGGTAAAAAAATTAGTAATGTAAACTTATCAGCAGACGCAACAACACCTACTACCTTTAAGTTTGACTCTCCAGTTTATTTGCAAGAGGGTCAAGAAGTTGCAATAGTATTGTTTACACCATCTGAAAGATATTTTGCATGGATTTCTAGAATGGGTGAACAAGAAATTGGTTCAACTAGAATGATTTCAAAACAACCACACTTGGGTGTGTTGTTTAAATCTCAAAATAATTCCACTTGGACTGCATATGATTATGAAGACTTAAAATTTACAGCATATAGAGCAAGTTTTGAAACTGGTACTAGAGGTGTATTAACTCTAACTAATGATGTTGTGGAAACAAAAACATTAGGTGCAGACCCAATTAGAACTATTGAAGGTTCAAGTTTTGTACAAGTAACTCACCCAGACCATCATATGTATTCTTCATCTAATAACGTAACAATTAGTGGAGTTGCATCTGGTATTACTACAACTCTAACGTCTGCAATTAGTTCCACAACACAGACAAGTATTGGAATTACTGCAAATGCAGATTTTATTGCAAGTAATGATGGTTCAAATATATACATTAAGATTGGAAGTGAAATTATTAGAGGAACTATTTCTTCTAACACAATCACTGCGACTACAAGAGGATATGATAGTACAACAGCTGCAACTCATGCTAATGGTGCAACGGTTGAACTTTACCAGTTAAATGGTATTCCACTTGACCAAGTAAATAAAACTCATACTGCTCTTACAAATATTGGAATTGATAGTTATACACTTGCAACTGCTACTGCACCAAGTTCTTCTACTGGTGACCAAAACCAAGGTGGAAGTGCAGTCGTTGTTACTGAAAATGCAATGATGGATGGTATGCAAACCCTACTTCCAACTATGTTATATCCAGAGACAGGCATTTCTTCTAAGATAAGAACTACAACTGCAACCTCTCCAGCTGGTACAGAAAATTCATTTAGTCTTGCTGGAACTTCTTTTGCAAAACCAATTACTCTAGGTGAGAACTTTATGTTCGATAAACCTAGAATGATTTGTTCTCAAATCAACGAGACTAATGAAATCGCTGGTCAAAAGTCTTTCTATCTAGATTTAGAAATGAGAAGTCAAAGAGAAAACTTATCGCCTATTATAGACTTAGATAGAAAATCAATTGTTACATTTACAAATAGATTGAATAAAATTGATAGTGCATCTGATATGGGTGTTACTGCATTACAAGGTGACTATGTTTCATCTGAACAATCTCAAGGTGATATCAATGATGGAATTTACATGACAAGAAGAGTTGCACTTGATAATCCTGCTACTGGATTAAAAGTATTCATAGATATGAATAGATTTGCAAGTGCAAATGTAAAAGTAATGTTTAAGATACTTCGTTCTGATGATGCATCAGACTTTGATGAAATAGGATACAACTTCTTCAATACAAATGGAAGTCCAGATACAGTAGTTAACGCATCTTTATCTGCTACTGATTTTAAAGAATATGAATTTACTGCGAATAATCTAGATGAGTTTATTGCGTTCTCAATTAAAGTTGTGATGCAAGGAACAAACTCATCTGAACCACCAAGATTAAAGGACTTGCGAGCTCTCGCATTAGCAACATAAAATGTCAGATTTTAAAAGTGTAGAAGGACATAAGGATTTAGTTAAAGATATGCACTCTAAAGCAGTAATAAATACTAATAGAAGTGCGTACCTTGCTGCTGTGCAAAGAAAACAAAATATTGTTGCACAGAAAGACAGTATAAGAGATGCAACAAGAGAGATAAATATATTAAAATCTGAGATGCATGAAATTAAATCTCTCTTAGTAAAATTGGTAGAAAAAGATGGCAGATAGAAACGTATCAGCAAGTAACACATTTGAACAGTTTAGAGTTGAGTTCAACGAACTCGCTGGTGACGTAGGTGATGTTGCACTTTTACCATCAAGTATTAATGGTACAGCAGTTAGTGATGTTATCGGTGGAATTAAACAACTAAATGATGGTCTTGCGAATGTTCTTTTTCCAAACGTAATTGATTTACCAGACTCAACTGGTGCTGGTGTAGGTAGAGTTAAATTTGGTGCTGGTGATGATTTACAAATGTTTCATGATGGAACAAACTCTCAGATTAATAATTCTACTGGTGAACTACAAGTTAATGCAGATACGTTTAAGTTGAAAAATGCAGCTTCAAATGAAACAATGATGGATGGAACAGCAAATGGTGCAGTTCAATTGTATCACGATAATAGTGTTAAACTTGCAAGTACGTCAACAGGCATAACTGTCACTGGTAATCTACAAGCAAGTGGTAACATATCAAATGGTACTGTAAACTTGACATTTCCTACAGTTGGGGGTGCAATCTCTACTGAAGGATTTTCAATCGCACTAGCAACTGCGTTAGGATAAAAAGGAAAGAAATATGGCTAATAACTTCGTAAACAGTTTTGCAAGTATTCCGACTGCTGGTGAGTTTTATCAATCTACTGGAAGTGCGACTGATAATGCTACAGGCCCACAGTTAGTTTACAATGCAAACAATGGTTCAAGTGGTGTTAACTCAATTCTGGTGGAACTTGATGCTTCCAATACTGGAACTGCTGGTGTTGCACTATCTTGTTTTATTCAAGACACTTCTGCAACTCTAGGGTCAATCACAAGTATTGTATCTACAAGTGATGTTGCAACTGTAACAACTGGTTCTGCACACGGATTGAGTGTTGGACAATATGTTATGGTAACTGGTTCAACAACTGCATATGTCAACGGAATGTATAAGGTTGCATCTGTTCCAAGTTCAACAACATTTACATATGCACAAAACGCTAGTGCAGCTAACGGAACTGCCGCTGGTACAAAAGTAATATACAAAGCATATCATATTGTAAAAGATGTTACAATTCCAGCATCATCAACACTAAAAATTGTTTCTGGACAGAAGGTTGTTCTTAATTCAAACGATAAGGTTTATGCATACGCAAGTGCAGCTAATGTTGATATAATCGCTGGTATTCTACAAGAGGTATCTTAATATGTCATACATAGGTGGGTCAATTGAAAACAGAGTTAGTCCAAAGTTTTTAAAAGAAGACTTTACTGGAGATGGAAGTGCGACAACTTTTACTCTGACAAATGAAGTGCCTGGTGGTTCTTCTCAGAACATCATGGTTGTTGTAAACAGTGTTGTTCAAGAACCAGACGTTGCCTATACAATTGGAGATGATGCAAGTAGTAAACCAAAAGTTCTTACATTTACTGGAACGCCTGCAAACGGTGACAATATCTACGTTATTCATCACGGTCTAACAACCATTCTTCATTCACCCCCTGCTGGTTCTGTCGGTGTGAATGAATTATCTGACGCATTAAAAACATTTACTATGGATGCATTTACTGGTAATGGTTCTGCAACTACAGTGACCTTATCAGAAATCCCAGCAAACTCATCACAAATTATGGTGTTTATTGATGGTATTCTACAGAAGGCATCTACAAACTATTCACTCAACACAACAACTGGAGTGGTAACATTTACTTCTGCACCACCTAATAGTGCAGAGATTGAAGTGAAACATCTTGGTATGAGAACAACTGCTAGAAGAGCCGTATCAATGTTCTTAGATAACTTTACTGGTAACGGTTCTAATACTGCATTTACTTTAAGTAATAACGCATCTGTAAATGATGTGTTTGTATTTTACAATGGTATCGCAATGAAACCAACAACGGATTATGGTATTTCTGGTGCAACTCTAACATTTACATTTGCTCCAGTAAATAATTCGCAAATAATGGCGAGGTACTTCGTATAATGGCTAGTAACGCAAAAAATGTCGCAGAACTTTTAAACACAGACACCACAGTTAAAGTAGCAGATATTGAAGATGGTTCAATTACAACTGCAAAACTTGCTGCTGATGCAGTAACGGCTGCAAAACTTGCTGATGATTCCGTTGTAACTGCAAACATTACTGACGGTGCAATTTCATTAGTAAAAACATCTGGAATTGGTGGTGGTGGAAAAAATGTTATCATCAACAGTGAAATGATGATAGCTCAAAGAGGAACTTCGTTTGCTTCTGTTGGTAATGTGTATACTTTAGATAGATTTGCTTTCTATAAACAAAACTCTGGAGCTGCATTTACTGTCACACAATCTACAGTTACAGACTTGCCTGGATTTGGTCACGCATTAAAAGTAGATTGTACAACAGCAGACACCTCTCTTGCAGCTAATGAACAAGGATATATCGTAACTAAAATTGAAGGTCGAGAACTTCAAAGATTTGCAAAAGGACATGGTTCTGATGCTTTACCAATGACTTTATCTTTTTATGTGAAAACAAATAAAACTGGTGTGTATACTGCAAGAATATATGATAGGGATAACGGAAGAAATGTTTCTGGTTCTTACACAGTTGCAAATGCAAACTGGAATAGATACACTATAACTTTTCCAGCAGATGCATCTGGTAAACTAGATAATGATGTTAATAGTTCTTTAGAATTTTTCTTTAATCTATATGCTGGTGCAGATACAAATACTGGAAGTTTAGTAACTTCATGGGCTGCTTCTGCTGATGCTGGTAGTACAACTGGACAAGTAAACTTTGCAGATAGTACAAGTAATGATTGGGAAATCACAGGCATCCAATTGGAAACTGGCAGTTCAGCGACACCATTTGAACACCGTACCAGAGGTGAACATCTTAATGCTTGTCAAAGATATCTACAAGACCTTACCCCAACCAATAGTCCTTATTTACCTGGCTCAGGCTCTGTTCCTTCAAATAATAATGGTGTTTGTGTATTTCATGTAGCATTAACAGTGCAAATGAGAACTACACCATCTCTCACTGCAACAGCTGGTAATTATCGTGTCTACAATGGTGGTTCACAAACCGTTACTGGTATGGCTGTCAATGGTTTAAGTACTGTTGGTGGTGGTATTAATTGTAATGCTCCAAATATGGTTGCTAGGGAATGTAATGGGTGTTTTGCAAATGGTGACCATAGAACATTAATAGTTGCAGAGTTATAGGGAGTTATAGTTATGAACATTACTAGTGCAAAATATATAGCAGATATAAGAACAGGCGAAAACTCTTGTATTAATATTATTGTTGAAGAAAATGGTGATAAAATTGAAATGTCAGTGCCTCTTGAGCCAGACAATACTGATTATGCAGAAATTCAAAGACAAGTTAAAGCAAAAACTTTGACAATAAAAGACGCAGACTAAATATGACTAAAGGGAAACAGTAATGACAAGTTATATTGGATTAGAACCATCACATGGTAGTTTTGACAAACAGTTAATTACTGGTGACGGTTCAACTACGACATTTACTCTTGAATTTCCAGTTGCACAAGCAGGACAACTTCTTGTGTCACTTGATGGTATTGTTCAAGAACCTTCATACTCGTTTAATATCTCTTTGTCAACTGGTTCACCAAAGATTAACTTTGCATCTGCACCAAGTAATGGTTCTAGAATTTTTATTGTATTCCTTGGTCGTTCTACTACATCAATGGTGTCTGCACTTGCATCACCACATATTGATGAGTTTAATGGTAACGGTTCAACAACTGCATTTACATTAACACAAATACCTTCTGCTAGTAATGCAGCTAATTTTATGGTATTTGTTGATAATGTTTACCAGAGGTATGGTTCAAGTTATGCGTTCACAGTTGACGGTGCAACTTTGACATTTACTTCTGCACCACCAAGTGGAACAAACAATATACAAGTGATACAATTATCACAAGCAAACACTATAAATACTGTTGCAGATAGTACAATAACAAAAGCAAAATTAACATTTGACCCTGCTGATGACGCTACTGCACTCGCAATCGCTTTAGGATAATAGGAATATGGCAAATACATTTAAAAACGCATCACTCGCTTCAGTCAATCATTCTGCATTTGCAGCTTTGTATACTTGTCCAGCATCTACAACTGCAATTATTTTAGGACTTGCAATTACAAATAAGACAGATAACTCTGTTACTGCAAGTGTTCAGTTCACTGATGCATCTGACAGTAACGCAACAAGACTGTTACTCAATGAAGTAACAATCCCAGCGAACACAACACTTGAAGTTCTCGCTGGTCAAAAATACGTCTTAGAGGCAAGTGATATATTAAAAGTTCAAGCAAGTGCTGCTACATCACTGGATGCAGTTCTTGGTTTAATGCAGATTACATAGGAGTAGGGTATGCCGTTCATAGGAACTACACCAACTCAAGGTTTTGTAAGTGCAGTAAACAAACAATCATTTACTGGAAATGGTTCAACAACTGCATTTACTTTATCACATTCTGTTTCAAATGCAAATGACCTTGAAGTTTTCGTAGGAAACGTAAGACAAGAACCAACTGCAGCTTATTCTGCCGCTGGTACAACTCTTACTATGACTGAAGCGCCTGCAACTGGTTTAAACTTTTATGTCATATTTAAAAATAAAGCACAAGTTACAACAACACCCCCAGATAATTCTGTAGGTACTGCAAAGATTACAAATAACGCAGTAACAGTTGGAAAACTCGCAACTTCTGGAACTCTTCCAGCATTAAATGGTGCTTCATTAACTCATACTGGTGGATTAAAATCTGTTCAAGTTTTTGCAACTGCTGGAACTCATACTTATACTAAACCAGCTGGAATTAGAACTGTTAAAGTTATTGTTACTGGTGCTGGTGGACAAGGTGGTGGTTTTGGTGCAGCTAATGACTATGGTGCTGGTGGTGGTGCTGGTGGTACTGCGATTGAAACTATAGATATTTCTGGTGTATCAACTGTTACTGTAAATGTTGGTGCTGGTGGTACTGGAGCAGCTTCAACTGCTAGTGGTGCTGCTGGTTCTGGTTCTTCTTTTGGTTCTTACTGTACTGGAAATAGTGGAGCTGGTGGTCTACACGGAAACATTGGCGCTGTTCTAGGTGGTGCTGGTGGTTCTGCAACTGGTGGAGATATTAACCTTACTGGTGGTCAGGGTGATTGTGGTGTAGATAATGGTTTTGTGCCATCTGGTAATAACTATAGTTCTGCTAGAAGTGGTGGTGCATCTTTTTGGGGTGGAGGCGGCCGAGGTGGTGCTCATAACCAAGGTGCTCAAGCTGGACAAGC